TTTCTGGGTGACTAGGTGTTCTGGTTTTATTTGATCCATCCTGTGACTCATTTTTTCCTCTAAAGAATTCATCCAAAGGATCTTTTTTGGTCTTTACAATTTCACATGCTCTCTTATAGAACATATTGTTTGTGTTGCCTGAGGCTTCATAAAGCTCTTTAATCTTCACCCAATTTTCGTAGGAATGTTGATTCATAGAGTGCTGAGTTGTACATAATATATTATATTTGGAGAAAGCCAAAAAAGAAATTTTTGTGTTCAATACGACACACTCATTAAGTAATAATTAAATTTATCAAATTACAAACGGAGAAGGTGGGATTTGAACCCACGGATGCTTTCACATCGGCAGTTTTCAAGACTGCTGCCTTAAACCACTCGGCCACCTCTCCAAAAATGTATCAAATAGGGGTGTTGCCACCCCACTAATTTACTTAGAATTAGAACTTACAAAATCATTAATGATCTGTGTGTGTTCTAAAACTTTAGTCAAAGTTGGAAACTCTGGAAGTGGCACTTCCTGTTTACCAACTTTATCATTCCATTCACGAGCAGCATCAAATTTGTTGCAAAACTCATCACTTAACATGGAATATGCTTGCTTGAAAATTTCAAAGCGAAGTTCGTAAGGTGTCATTTGTTTTCTCCTTGTGTGTTTGTGTGTAATGGAGTCTCTTTCTATGTTATCCATATAACGAGTAACTCCAACGGAGGATGTTGGATTTGAACCAACGGATGCACTTAAAGTACATCGGGGGATTAGCAATCCCCTGCATTAAACCTAACTCTGCCAATCCTCCTATCGGACTTCAAAATCCAGTTTGCGAACTTTACGAGCTCTTCTGGACTCTTGATATGCAAGGTCAGATGCACTAAGTACATCAGAATTCTTGTTTTCTTTGATTGAGTTTAACATAACAACTTGATTTAAGTCAACAGCGCTAATAGTATCTCCCTTAACAGTTGTCATATTAGGACAACCGCAACATACTGTTTTTACTGGATGCGATTCTAACTCGGTGTTGCACACCTTACATCTTACTTTTAACATTACACTATACCTTTAATCAATCTTCAGTGGGTTCTTCAATAATTTCTTCTAGTATTTCTTCTACTTCTTCAGAAGCCGGTTCAAAATCTTCTGTAGCTTGTATTGGAGAGTCCTCAGTATCTTCAATAGAAAGTGTGGAAGTATTTTCAATAAAAGATCTCAACATCCATACAAACTTTCCGTGAGACTCCATTAAATCTTGAGCTAAATTTGCTGTTGCATATTGTTTATTTAACTCAGCCTCTTCCGATACATTAGATAATAATTTAATTAGTAAAATATTGTCAAGCATCAGACGACGAATCATATCTGATGACTTGAGGACAGGGTTTCCTGTTATAACAATTTTTTGGCCCTCTTGATCATATTCAACCATATTAGGACCCTCTCCAATACTAGATACTTCAACAACTCTAGTAAGAGTTCCAACTGGACGAATATTTAGATACCGCATATGTTCAGAGAGACGATCAATCTCTTCAAACATAGTATTATACTGTTCACCAAACAATGTATGTAATTGATGGAAATCTGATCCTACTACATTCCAATGATAAACCCAAGTTTTATGGAATAGTAGAAAAAGATTAGCCTGAACATCACTTATAATTTTGTATAATTTTTCCATTATACTAATAATACTTTAAAAGTATTTAGTGATGGGAGATACTGGGTTTGAACCAGTGACTTCGCACTTGTAAGGAGCGCACTCTACCGCTGAGTTAATCTCCCAAGGAGCGGAATACCGGATTTGAACCGGTGACATCCAACTTGGAAGGATGGCGTTCTACCACTGAACTAATTCCGCATGATCACATTATATAGAATTTTTTTTACGATGTCAAGCGTGTAGCATAAATTTCACATTGACTCAGCTCTGGTATTTCATAATTCATAAACTTAACTTTATAACAGAGTTCAAATAATCCTTTAAGTTGACCACGAATATCCATTGGATGTAATTTCATAAGTCCGTTATACCACAAGTCAATACTTGGTTGCCAGAAGTTTTTAATTTCATTAAAGACTTTTATACTATATCCACAACTTTCCAATTCATCAATATACATTTCCTTAGTTCTAAGGTGCATATTCCAATCATTCAAAAAATAATATTGTTCGCAAAGATAATCTTTAATTATAATGGAATTAACTTTACCATCAAAATTATTAAATATTTTTTTTGAATTATCTAAATGGGTATAACTTTCTACAAAAATAGCAGTATCATATTTTTTAGTAGGAATATACTCGTGTAAATCGCAGTGAAATACTTCAAAGTTACGAATATACTCAAATTGAGATTTAGATATTGTAACACCTGTAATATGACAATTTAATTCTTTTTGTAAGAGAGTCGCTGGGCCACCCCATCCACAACCACAATCAAGCACATTAGAATTTGTTTGGATGAAAGGAAATAAGTTAATAATTGATTGATCAAACGGATCATATCTATCACTTTGAATACCAAAATGATAGTGCATCTTTGGTCCTAAAACTTTTTGCCAAAGTTCAATAACTTCTTGCGAATAAAAACTATCTAAATCCATTTCCAATTATTTACATCTTGAACATAAAACTTTTGATATATTCTTCCTTGATTGTCCCATTTAAACTTTAATGAATATGGTAGATTATCAAAGATGGATTGTGAAATGTAATCATATTGCATTTCGGTCAAAAGATCATATTTAACAAATGATCTCTTATCTAATTTATAATCCTTGGATCCATTAAAAAATTCTATGGATATTTTTCCATTTATATAAAACTGAAAATTGATATGATAAGAAACACTCTCAGATATTAGATCATTTATAATTTTTAACTTTTCTAGATTAGGATAATAATTCAATAAATTTGGAACATCGTTCCATATAACCTGAACATCTTTCTTAATTAATTTTCCAGAAGGTGTGTAAGCCTCATGTAAGAGTGTTAAATCACAATTATTAATAATCCAATATTTGTATAATTTTGATTCCCATCCTTCAAAAGGATTTTCGGTGTCTAATATTTTTTTGTAAACTCCATATTGGTATCCTTCATACCTTGAAGTCTTTAGATCATAAGACTTAGCAAAAAGACCTTCAGTTTCCCATATTGGATAAACTGTATGATATGAAATTACTTTTAGGAGTTCCAAATCATGTTCTTGAAACCCTATCATGTATTCAAGTTTCATAGATTTTAAATTTTGAATGTCGCTGAAGGGACTTGAACCCCCACAGATTACTCTACTGGAACCTAAACCCAGCGCGTCTACCAATTCCGCCACAGCGACTTAACTAAGTAATTTATTTTAACTTAGGACCAAACATCCAAGTAACTAGTGATATGCGTTTACCTCTTGTTACAGGAGTTACTCTATGAGGAACTCTAGAGTCAAAAACAATAATTGATCCCCTTTCTTTAGGTGATTGAATAATATTTCCATGGTAATCAATAAATTCAAGATCTCCGCCATCATACTCAGATGGATCACTAACTAAAATACTTGCACTAAGTTTCCTGGTAAAATTTGAATTATCAGAAGTTCCATAATCACTATGCCAATCATAATGTCCATCTTCTAGATAAACTGATATTTGCACACTTTGAAGTAAATTTAAATCATACTCCCAATAAGTTCTATTAGCAAGTCCAATATAATGTGAAAATATACTACATGTCCAATGATCCTCATACCACCATCTAATTTTTGAATTTCTAATAGATGGATCTACTGTACTATTTACTAATCCACCAACTCCAGCATCCTCAAATGGAAGTTTACCTTGTTCCATTTCTTCCAATTCTTCTACCATGATATCAATCAACTTTGATGGTATGATTTTTCTGTAATAAACTAACGGAGATTCTGCAACTACATGCGATTCATACATATTACTTGTAATACTTTTATTAGCCATAAATCAAAAATAAAAGAATATCAGATGAATAAACAGAATTAATTCAACTCCCCCGGTAGGATTTGAACCTACGACCAATCGGTTAACAGCCGACCGCTCTGCCACTGAGCTACAGAGGATTATTGTCCCTTTCGGGATGGAGAATAGGGGACTTGAACCCCTGACTTATAGCTTGCAAAGCTATCACTCTACCAACTGAGTTAATTCCCCTGGCGTCTCGGACAGGACTTGAACCTGTGACCAACTGCTTAGAAGGCAGATGCTCTATCCAACTGAGCTACCGAGACATGGGAGTATTATACCCCTAGTTGTGGGGGCTGTCAAGAGTTAGATACTTCCACTACTTCTAGAAAAATCTGCAAAGGTGGACTGTCTTGATTGTTGAGCTTTCTTTGCAGTCTTTGCAGGTTTGATGTCTCCAGAAACCGCAGCGGGTCTACCGGCATCCTTTCCAGCTCTTGGTCTAGGTTTATTGACAGACTGTTGACGAGGATCTACAAAACTTGCATCAGTTCCAGTTGTATGGACACTGTGAACTCTTCCCCGATTACCAAACTGTCTTCTTCCAGTAACTGATTCTTGATCCATGGCTCTAGTGATTCCTGGATAATCTCTTTCCAGTCCAGTTGTACTTGAACTTACTCCAGGAAGAATATCTCTTTGTTGTTGTACAGAAGTCCCCCTCGTATCATCTAATGTTGAAGCAATTTGATCTGCTCTAGCTCCAATATCAGATCTTGCAGATCTTGCTCTTTCTCTATTTTGGAGTTTTAACGCAGTCAGTCTAGCACGATACTCATCGTCACTTTCTCCACGATTCTTTCTGGGTCTTGCACCTGTCATCATACCCCTAGCAACAGTTTCTCCTGCAGCTCTAAGCATTGCACCAAACTGACTTCCGCCTGCAGAATATGCCTGAGATCCTCTATCATCTTTTCCACTCGCTCTATGGACAGCTTTAGGATTGTCCTTTGATGTGTACTCATAGTCCGCTCTACCTTGACCTCTAGGATTACCCTGCCATCCTGGTTCAGATTCCATATGTTCTCCACCCTTCACCTCACCACGATAACCTTGAGAGGAGATACTTCTTCCTGCACGACTTTGGACTTGTGAGAGAAATCCTGGCAGGGCTCTTCTCATTCTTTCCACATAAGGCGCCTGATGAGCGGCGGTCTTACCTTTAGTTCCAAACCCGGAAGGATCAGCATTTGCAAAATGTAGTGGATGTGATGAATCACTTTCAGAACTTTGAAGTTCTCTTGAAGCTATTTCTTTAACTCGGTCAAAATCACCGTTTCTAATTGCAGTACGAATCTCTCTACCTAATTTTCTTCTTCTATCTCCACTTCCTACAAGATAATTATAAAGATTTATTTGTGCATGTTCATCACTATAATCTGGACCTTTAGCCTCAAGGAGAACAGTAAAGATCTCTACTATTTCTGCTTCTACAATAAAGTCCTTAAACCTTTTCATTATTGAGACACTATCTTATCTTTTCTATTTATTTGAATGGGAAATACTGAACTTGAATCAGTGACCTCACCCTTATCAGGGGTGCGCTCTAACCAACTGAGCTAATTTCCCCCAACGGAGAGAGAGGGATTTGAACCCTCGGTGAAGTTACCCCCACACAGACTTTCCAGGTCTGCTCCTTAAACCACTCGGACACCTCTCCATGTTTAGAGTATAGAGTGGGGGAGGAGTGTTGTCAACCCCTCCCTACCTATTCTATTGTATCAAACTTCTACCGTGATCAGTTTGGAAGCATACTCATGAGCATACGAAGTGCGAGCACCATGATGCCCCCAACCAATCCAACTATACGCATAGTCCATGTAGCGGTTAATTGATTTGCCAGGAGTTTTCATCTTCTCCTCAATATCCAACCACTGAACCTCATTTGTTAGATAACGAAGTTGCGTGTCAAGGGATGATGGTGAACCACCATACCTCTTAGCAAAATCACCCAATCCATAATATCTGTTGGCAGATGTCCATTGAATCAGACCGTAACCGCGCCAGCAGTTACCGTAACTGGTTCTGCTACCACCCTCACAAATGTTAGGCACGAATGTTGATTCCTGTCTAATGTTGCCCATGATGGTAGCAAGGGCGTTTCTGTCTTTTATACCACGATCCTGGAAATATGCCAGGGTAGCATTCTCATTGTCTGAACACCCTTTACAAATTAACCTTATCTCTTTAGGTTTTTCGGGAGCAACCTCGCGGATTGCTGTCTTCTGAGCATCAACAAGATTAAATTCCTTAATAATGGAAAAGGGCGCTTGTCCTGCGATAGGAGGCGGCGGCCCTTGCATCTTGTAATTCTGGAATGGCAGTGTTGCCGTGCTGGTTGTAACCGTAGCCAAAAGGGGCAGGGTTACTGTAAAGAAATTTTGCATTAAAATCGATTGAACTCTACATCCGAATAGAAGGGGGGTACACCCAACCTCTCAGCGGGCACCTTCCTCGGCTCTAATTGTCACGTCACTTTCTCATAATAAAAAACTCACCATTAGGTGAGTCTTCCATGATACCATGTTATTTAGATTTTGGCAATTTTAATCATATTCGACTAAGTTGCCATCAGAATTGACGATATATTCTTTAAACTCGCTGTAAAATGCACAAGCGTCTTCGATCCTATTATCATCAGCAAGATCATGTAACCTATCAATGAGATCGACATTAAACTCATTTTGATTATTGATCGGTTTGTCCATGAAAGTAATCCTTCCTGAAGTAACGACTGAGAATATTGTTATTGTAGTATGCAGGGTCACCGTTGTCAAGTGACTCCGTTAAGACGCTATTAACGAATAACTGTCTAGTTTCCTCATAGTTTACATGTCCTTTGGTGGCATGTAATGAAAGAATGTGTCTTTCAAAAGAATCGATTCCGAGTTTAATAACATCTTGTTTAAGATCTTCAGAACTTCCATAGTATTTTTTCCAGTCACTCTCGGATTTTACTCTCCGACTTTTACCTCTGGGCTTTCTGTATGACCAAAAGTATTTTCTACCGATATATTTTTTTCCATTTATTTTGTTAATGATGCAGTAGACAAAACCGAAGTTATCGCCAATATCATCAGACTCAAAGTAATTGCCAAAGTACAACCAAGGGTTAGGATAGGAGCATGTGATAACAGAAGCTCCCTCAGGGATGCCATTCAAAATCCTCTAAGCATACTATAAGTTATATAGTATCGTTCTTTAACCCCCGACAGAGTTATTGTACTGGTATTTTAGAGTCCAGGCAATCAGTC